TCGCGGCCTTGTGCGACTCGAAGAGCGCGGATGCGGCTTTGCGGTCGCCTGCCTCAACGGCGGCGAGGTACTCGGCGACTGGGTCGCTCACTTCTGGCGCGGAATTTTCGATCACCGGCACGACGCGTGCGGCGGCGAGGCCAAGCGAACGCTCGAGGCTCGCGAGTGCGCTGCGCTCTGCATCGAGCTCGGCTTTGACTGCGGTGAGTTCGCTCTCGGCTTTTTCAGCGCGGGCGAGCACGGCGTTGTACTTGGCGAAGATCGCGTCGGCGTGTGGCACGGATGCGACCGGCGCGGCAGGTGCAGGTGCTTCTTCTTCTTGAACTTCTTCTTCGGTAGCTTCGCTTTCGATGACCGCGTCTTCCGTGATGGCGACGGGTGTTTCTTCGGAAGCGGCAGGCTCGACGATGGTCTCATCGGCAGGGGCGATGATGACTTCCTCTTCGGAGGGTTTGACTTCTTGGTCCATATCCACGGACCGCGCTGTCAAATCGGATGGTGCGTTTCGGAACTTTCCAAGGCGTGAGAACTTGTTGGCATTGGCAGCGATCGCGAGTGAGTCGGTGACTTCATCGACGAAGCCAGCGGCCTGCGCTTCTTCGGCGGAGAACCATGTCTCGGCATCCATCCACGCGGCGATCTGCTCTGGCTCTTGACCGCTCTTCGATGCGTAGGCGGCGATCATGCCTTCGCGGATTTTCTCGAGGAGTGCCGCTTGATCGCGCATCTCGTCGGCATCGCCCATCGCGACTCCCCACGGGTTGTGGATCATGTAGAATCCATTCGCCGCCATCTTCACCGGAGCACCGGCAAGGCTGATGACGGTGGCCATCGAGGCTGCTAGGCCTTCGATCTGGACGGTGACGCCGCCGGGGTGACGCTTGAGCGCGTTGAAGATCGCGTTGCCATCGAAGACTTCACCGCCGGGGCTGTGGATCTTGAGGACGATCTCGTGATCGGCAGGGACGCGCTTGAGGTCGCCGATGAACTGCTTGGCGCTGACGCCGTAATAACCGATCTCATCAAAGATGGAGATTTCGGTTTGGCGAACTTCAGCGCGGGCAGATAGGGCATACCAGGTCTTCACGCCGCAGCGGGCGTGTCAAAATTTCAGACGGTGCCTTGGCTTGGGAAAACCTCGCCAACCTCGAGGCCGAGTTGATCGCACTTCGCTTTGCGGCGCAGGTAGGTTTGCAGGATGTCGTCCTCCTCGGCTTCGGCATCGAGGCCGTGGAGGTTGCAGTAGCGCTCCCACGACATGTAGCCCTTATCCATCAAGTCGCTGTACAGGCGGCCATCGCGTCCGTTGTCGACCGTGATTTTCTTCGGCGGGATAAACTCGCATCTCCACCAATCGTCGCCGGGGTATGGCAGGCGACCGGCTTGGATCTCTTGATAGATCCAGAATTTCCAAAACGGACGGCAGAATTGATCGACCAGCATTTGTTGCAGGCGCTCGAGGAAATTCTGCGCGACTTCGAGCAGACCGCGAAACTCGGTGCCACTCGCGCCGACGAAGATCATGAGCGCCTCCGGTGGCAGGCCGATGCCGCGCGCGACTTCGGAAATCACATAGCGGACGAACGGCTCGAAGCTCTGGCCGGGATGTTCGTTTTTGAAACTCTGGATCGACTCGCCCGGCTTGAGCTTGGGGATCAAAGTGCCGTTGTAGAGGCGCTCGGTGCTGAGGTCTTCGCCTTCGCTGGTGGTGATTTTCGCGCCGAGGCCGATCTTGGCGGCTTCATTACTGGTGATCGAAAAGCCAATCTGCGCGCCTGCTTTGAATGCGCCCTTGGTGTAGGAGAGAATCTCCGAGAGGTCTTGCAGGTTGATCGCTGCGTTGTGCAGCCATGACGCGCCGCGTGGGTAGCCTGCCCGGCGGATGTGCCGAAAGTGGAGCATATCCTGCGCTGGGACATCGGTGTACTTGCCATTCGCGCGGTCCGTAATAACGCGGTAGGATATGGGCGCACCGAACTGATCGAGTAGCACGCCGTCGAACGAGCGGTCGGATGAATCGGCAGTTGATCCGACGGCCTCGCCGCCGATGAAGCGGACGCGTGCGCCGCCGGTCTGGGTGGTGAGGAACTGCGCGAAGAAATCACCATCGCAGGCGACTTGTCGGAGGATGAGGGATTGGGCGCCGTAGAAGTTGACCTGTGAGGATGCGTCGAATGCCCATGCCTCAGCGCAGGCGCGATCCTCGAACGCACGCTCGGCAATGCGGTTCCACTCGGCATTCGCGGTGCGGGCCTTGGGGACGATGCCGGTGCCGACGGCACGCTGGGCAAGGTGCTCGATGAGGTATGCCGCGACGCCGACATTGTTGTAAAGCCAGCGGGCTTTCTTCAGTAGCTCGAGGCGAGTCTGCGCGGGGAGCTCGCGGCGGGGTTCGACGGTGTTGAGGATGACGAGGCCTCGGTTGATTGAGTGCTCGGCAGCTTCAAAGGCAGCTGCCTTGGGCGTGGCGTTTTTCTTCGGGCGTCCGGCTCCGGCGCGCTTGCCGCCGCGGTTTGATTTTTTGATTTCGCTCACGATTGATTTCGGGGTGTCAAAATCAAAGCGGCGATGAGTAGCGCGAGCGGTCGACGATCGAGGCAAGCTGACGCTCACGGCCTCCGTCGGTGAGTAATTCCTCGATAGCTTGGAGCAAAAGCCACTTGGGGAAACTCACCTGCCCCGACGAGCTTGAGCCCTCGGTGCCGATGCTGGTGATGACGACTTCCTCGGTGGCGCTTGAAAAGACGGTATCGGCCAAGGCTTCTAGCTCTTCGTTGGTCTTGGTCCGGCGCAGGTAGGACTTTACGCCGCTGATTTTCATGGATTCGCTCACGCCGACGGGCGGGTGTCAAAATGGCGGGTTTTCAACCCGTGAAAAAAATTCATCTTTATTTGATTTCCCTATTGACGGAATCAAAAGCGGGGCGTATTGTCCTCCCAGTTGCACGACGCAACGCCAACAAGAACCGAAAACATGAAAACAATCCGCACTACCACCGACAACACCGTACAAGTTCCGATCGCTTCCGCCATGGATGACTGTGGAACCAATGAAATCCACACCATCGAAATGACGAAAGCCGAGGAACGCGAGTACAACGAGGGAATGGCCAAGCTCGCCGAAATGTGGGGCTGAATTTACCGTGGGCCGCGAATACCTATGATTAGGAATCCTTCTGAATTGCCTAACACTAACTACCAAACAAGCCATGCAAGTCACCATCAACGCCGAACATGAGTAAAAAAACCGAAACCAGAGGCGGCGCTCGCGAAGGCGCAGGACGACCGGCAGGAAAAACGCGCGTGACGATCGCGCTCTCGATCTCCCATGAGGCGAACGCAAAACTTCGCAGCGTGGCCAAAAAAAAATCCGCCAGCATTTCCAGCGTGGCGGATGAAGCATTCCGTGAACTATAACCAATAAAAAAATGAAACTGAAACAAGATATTGAAACCACACCTGAAGAATTAATCGGAGGATTTTCCGACATTCTTTCGATGCTCAGAGATCAGCAAAAAGAATTACGAGCATTTGAAAAAGCTGTGGATCTTTACCTTTCTGAAAGGTATGAGGAAACAAAAAAGGGACTTAGTGAAATCCTCAAAAAAACCCAATGTGACGATTACTGGAACGATTGGCTTGATGATGATTTCCTCGAACATGACCCTGACAAAGCAAGGGATTTCATTGAGAACATAAGAGAGTATTGCCTTACATCTATCAAAGAAGAGGCGGCAAAGCTGTGATGTTCAAGCGTTTTTCAAGATGTGCCACGCGATGTGGCACAACTTGAGCGCGTCCATGAAGTGGTCGTCTCGGACATCCTTCCAGACATAGACTTGGCCGCTCGGCGTCTTGCGCGGGACGAGCTTTTGCCCGCTCAGTCCTGCGATGAACTCGGTGGTGACTTTCTTCGGGATCTTGAGCTCGGGTTTCTGGTCCTTGATCCGATCGATGAAGAGCTCGGTCTTGATCGCGTGGTCGACATAGGTGTAGAGCACGACGCCGGGAAAGTTGTCGATCGTGGTGCGGCTGATCCGCGTGCCGAAGGTGACATTTGCGCCCTTTGCCGGGTGAAAGAATCCGCCGGACTCTTGGCATGTGGCATAGACGCGAAAGGTCGCAAAGCCGGAGTCGATCAAGCCGCACTCGGGCTTCACGATACCGCCGCTGGGTGTAGCATAGGATCGGAGTGGCGGATCACGGAGAAGATCCTCGACTGATAGAGTGGTGCCGTAGTCCAAGACATAGGATGATCCATCGGCAGCGAAGGCGGTGGTGACCCAGTGCTGTTTCTCCTGGCCGACATCGGCGCAGGTGACGACATGCGCGGGTTCATCGATCGGGCAGGTGCCGACTTCGTAGCTGCCGGAAAGGCCGAGAATCTTAGCATCGCCGATGCTGGTCTCGACCTGCTCCCACGGCAAAGCCATGGTCGAGTTGGTGAAATCTTGCAGGCCGTTGAGGGTTTCCGAGTCGCGGAGGAACTTCACCGCCAGCGCGCCGAAGGTGCAGGACCGCCATGGTGCGTAAAGCGAGTTGAGGTGGAATGAGCGGAAGCCTTTTTGCGCGGACTCATTGGTGCATTGCCATTTCCCCTGCTGAAGCATTTCCATTTTCTGCCCGTCGTTGATCGAGCCTTTGCAATGCTGGCATTCATAGCGCGCGGATTCTTCGACCTGCGCCATGTTCCACTTGCCGTCGGCCTTGGCCTCACGATCCCACTTCACTTGCTCCCACAAAAGCTCGATGCGTTCTGCGCAATGCGGGCATGGCAGCATGAATTTTTCCTGCGTGCCTTTGAGGTACTCTTTCCAGATTGGTCCCTCGGGCGTGGTCGGTGTCGAGGTCTTGACGCGGAGGGCGCCGACGAAAGATTTCGTGCGGTTTTCGGCGAGGTGAAGGGCGCTGGTTTCCTTGTCGGTCTCGGTCGCGAACTTGTCGACCTCATCGAGCAAGAGCAGACCGGCGGGGCGGCTGGCGAGGTTGGCCGGTGAGTTGGACCCGACGAAGTTCATGGTACAACGGCTGAAGTGTTGTTCTAATGTCTTGAAACGGTTTCGATCGGCCGGTTTTTGGGCAGCGAGCGTCGGAGAATCGTCAAAGAGCGGCATCCATCGCGTTTCTGAAAATGATCGGGCGAGGCCTTCGGTCGGCATGACCCACAAAGCAGGTTGTGGTTTATTGCAAATACGATGAGATGCTCCTCCCTGTATGATTGTGGTTTTTCCGGTCTGAGTTCCAAAAACCATCACAATATCCGTGACATCGATATCGCCGAAAGACTCGAGCGGCTCATTCATGTACGGCGTCATGGATGTTGAAAAGTTCCCCGGCATCTGGGTCTGACGCTCAGAGAGGATCACTTCGTCGCTACACCACTGAACGACCGACCGGCGATCGATCGGCGCATAGATCGAGCGGATGTGCTCGCGCAGGGCTTCGGCGGCGGGGGTCATAGGGCTTTGCGAATGACTTCAGTCAGAGAATCACACCACTCGGAAAGCGCGGCCTCGATGGCCTTTTGCGGTTGGCCGAACAAGCGAGGCGCGAGGCTTTTCGGCATCACTTCCAACATTTGTTTGGCGGCCACATGCGGTCGACCGGCGATCTCCTTGGCCTCGTCGAAGTAGAGCAGAATCCCCTCCGCGCGTTGCCATTCCTTGAAGTCGCGTTCGGCTTTGTGGCGGTTGTTCCTGGCGGCGATGTAGATCGAGTTGGCCTTTCGAATGTCCTCGATCGATCCGCCGTTCCGTTTGCAGAGGACAAGCTCGTTGTAGCCGACCTTTTCCGCCAACCTCGCCCGCCGAAGCGACTGGCGCGGGGTGTTGTCATCGTCGTCCGGCTCGGGCGCGTCATGCGCTTGGGCCTCGATCTTCGGCAGCGTGACCGTAGGTTGGACAGATTGAGCAACCGACTGGGTCTTCGTGGCCTTGGGAGGCGGCGGCGTGGTTCCGGCCTGTCCCCTCTTGGCGCGGGGCTTGGCATTCGTTTCCCGCCATGACTGCGCGGCCTCGACCGAATGCGTGGGCATTCCTTTCTTCACAAGCCTCGAGACGACCGATTTGTCGATCCCTAGGGCTTGGCCTAGCTCAGTTATGCCCATGGCTTATTGCAACGATTGTGCATTATGCAACTCTCGGACGACTGACGAGAGTGGCCCAACACCAAATGAGAGCTCGCGCGTAGGAGACTCCCTAAATTTTTCCGGTCGCGTTTTCATTTCCCGAGAAGTTCGCGGATGCGTTTCGCCTGCTGCTCCATCGGCTCGAGAAGATCCAACGCTCGTTTGAGTCGGTCGTCATCCCATGTCTCGACCTCGCCGCTCATCTTCCGTTGCCAAAGCACAAAGGACTGGTGGACGCCTTCGATGGTGACGATCGCCTTCGACTTGTCGGATGGGTTGAGCGGCTCGGGCTTCACCGGTTCGGGTAGGCCGAGGCCAAGCTCGAGCTGCACCTCGGTCTCTGCCACATAGTCGACGCCCCAGCGATCGGAGGCGAAAGAGCGGGACTGGCTGAGCCACTTGGCTGCGGACTTCTTGCAGACCAGCAGGCTGCGGTGGATCTCCTCCCATTGTGACTGGGTGGTGTCGGTTGGGATGCTCAGCTCCTTCAAGCCGAGCATGTTGGTGTCGATGATGTTCATGTGTGGTTTCTACTTTGTGGATGTGAGCCGGGCGCGGGCTGCGGCCTTGGCTTTGGTGAACGGGTCGGTTGCTTTCGCTTTGTAGGTCTCGCGGGTTGAGTTCGCTTTGCGGTACTTCGTGCAGTCGAAGTTGGAATCGTTTCCGCTCAGGATGTCGCGGATGCCCACGACATAGTGGGAGATAAGCGCGCGGGTGACGCCAAGCTCTCGGGCGATCTCTGCCTGGGATTTCTTGCCGTTGAGCTGATCAAGGCCGGATGCCAGGGCGAGGGCGTGAATGGTGGCTGGGAGGTTGTTGGACTGAAGCAACAGGCCGATGACTCGAGCGAGGATGAGCGACTGGTTCCTGATGACCGCATCCTCCCGCATGCGGATGATCTTGCGCGCCTGATAGATCGAGACACCGAAGTCATCTGCAATGATCTCCTCTTCGGTATCGATCTCAGCAGCGAAGTCGGGCGTGTAGCTCGCTTGATTCTCGTGCAGCATTCAGATCCCATTTGTGGGGTTTGTTTGAAATCGGCAAAAGGTTTCATCCTATTTTTACATTTTCTTCTTTTTGATAGGATCGAAGAACTCGGCGAGTTCCTCGCGGCTGATGGTTGGCCTCGATGACACCGGCATCGGGATCGTGTTCGGTGGTGGGCGCGATGCCTCTTGTTTCTTCCGCCAAGCGCATGCGTGAGTCCAAACATCCGATGGCTTCTCAAGGAACTTTGATCGGCTTCGAGGTTGCCATGCTGGGACTCCATCAGGAATGCGAGCGTGCATGTAATCCTTCATCGTTTGCCATTGGGCCGCTGTTAGCTCAGAAAGGCACCGTGATGCCTCCGAAAGAAGTTTTTGCTCCGTGTATGCCAAAGGCAACTCCCAGCCGCTCCTGAGCGATCTGACGCGCTTTTCGAGTTCGAGCATCGATTGAGCGTTTGCGGTGGGCATGTTCTCGGCATAAAAATCCTCCGCGCTCTCGCTCTCCTCCCCTTGGGGGGTAGGGGGGAGTATTCCTTTCTCTTCCTTTCCTTTCCTTTCCGTTGAAGGGGGGCTTGAAGGGGGGCTTGAAGGGGGGCTTGAAGGGAGGCTTGAACTGTCCTGTTTTTCCTTGGATTTTGCAGCGTTTTCCGCGCGCTTCTTTCCTCCCCTCGCACCGCTCTCGCGCATCTTTTGAATCTCCTCCTGCTTCTCTGCCGGGTAGGCCCAGATGGTTAGATTCTCTCCGTCGAATGACCAGAGATCACATTGGTCGTCCACCTCGGGCTTGGTGACGCCGCAGGTTTGTTGCCAGCGGCGATCCTTCCAGCTTGCGCAGTCCGGTATCACTCCTCCGTTCTCCTGCTCGGCGCAGTAGATCATGAGGTTGAGCCATGTGGCACGCTGGACAGGATCGCAGCCGACATACTCCGGCGAACGAATCACTGATGTTTGTAGGTTCAGCCAGTTCATTGGGGGATCAGAATGGGATATCGTCTTCTTCGTCGTCGAATGAGTTGGTGACCGGTGCTTGGGGCGTCGGCTGCGGCTTGGGGTAGTCCCAGTCCATGATCTTGGCGTTGCCGAGGATCGGGCCTTTCTCGCCTTCGGCCTTGCGGTCTCTTGGTAATTCTTGGGCGATGAAGCCGTGGTATCCGTATTGGTCGGTTTCTCCCACGATCTTACCGGCTCTCAACTCATCCTCGTCGATTCTGAGTTTAAGCATGAGCGGTAGATACTTTTCTCCGTTCTTGCCGTGGTAAAAAGCGGTCTTGTCGATCTTGCTTAATTTAATGCTAATGCTGATGTCTTTTTTCATGTTGTTATGGGGTTGGGGTGAATGTTGAATGGTGAATGGCGGGACGATGTGGCCACATCTTTTCGGCGTCCGGGTTTCCAAGGTTGCGGGGTGACTTCGTGCTTCTCCACCATCCCCTCCCGACCTCGATGTGCTGGCGGCTGGAAAATCCTGCCCAAACCAGTCATCCGTGTCGCGATGCCGCCGCCATTCACCAAAGGTTTTCAGTGCAGCGTCGGGATGTCGTCCTCGAAGTCGAAGTACTCGCTGATCTCCTGCATGATCGCATTGTGAACAGCGCCTTGGATCTGGATTTGATCTGGATCTTCGTCGTGCTTGTGGGCTCGGTGCCAGCCGTATTTGATGCCGTTCTCGACGGCTTCGCTGAGGACTCGATATGTTTTCGGTTTCATGTGTTTATGGTGTTGGTATGGGTGAGATGAGAATCTTGATACCGGGCTGATCGCCCCAGTATTTCGCGACTCGGAGGTCAGCGACCTGTCCGTCATCGGCGTAGAAATTCGCTTTTGTGAGAACATCGCCGACGAGCTTGACGAGGTTGTCGGCATCGGGGCGTTTGTCGTTCGGGATGCGCCCCCATTCTTTCCGGCGTTTTCCTTCGGTCTTGCGCCAGGGGAATGTAAAATCGACTTGCAGCAGGATCGGGCCGTCGAGAGGCTCGGTTGGTGCTTTGGGCTTGATGAGTGTCATGAGATCGGCCTCGGCCTTGGCGTGTTCCTTCTTCGGGAAAAACCTCGGCTTACCTCCGACCATGACCAATCGCTTGGTCTGGCTGGTCGCTGTCGGCGGGATCATGGGCAGGAAAAATTCGATCATTTGTTGAGTTTCTTTCTGAGCCAAAACACGGCTGAGTAATACGCGATGATGAGGCCGAGGGTGATACTCTTCGGTGTGCGCTTAGGTTTCATCGTTGAGCATCTTGAGGTGAGTGATTGCCTCGCCGATTTTCTGAAGGTCGAATGACCGGCATGATTGGATGTAATTCGGGGAGAATTGCCGCCCTTCGTCGGTCTCCTCGACGATCTCCAGCAGGGTGATGATCGTGTCGGTGTGGCGCCGGTATTGTTCGAGCTTGGCTTTTAGTTCCCGGCAGACGCTCGACACCCGGCAGGCGTAGGTGATACAGTTGTTGCGTTCCTGATAGACCGATGCGACCGCCTCGTCATAGACCGATGAGTCATTGTCGTGGTCCGGCGACATGAACGGATTGTCGTCGTGCGGCCACTTCGACTTCCGGCGGTACAGGCCGTTTCGCACATACTGCTCTTGAAAGTTGGCGAGGTAGATCGTCTCCCACTTGTCG